AAAGCCGATCCCCGAAACTCGTAGTTCCGGGGATCGGCTGTCCTAGGACTTCTTGATCCTGGGGTGTTCCGACTTGAGGTGGATCCGCTTGTCTCTCAACGTTTCGAAGCGTTTTGCGCAGACCGGACATCCGTACCGGCCTACCTCCTCGATCTCGATCCCTGCGAGCTCAGCGAAGGTAGGCATCAGTCCTCCATCTTGACTTCTAGTGCCTGAAGCTGGCTGCGGAATCCCGTTGTCGACTTCACCTTCTCTAGCCCGGTAGCACCTTTGTCGTAGGCGTCCTCGACGAAGTTCCGGAGATCGTTTAGAGACAGACCGACCTTTCGATCCGTGGCCTCGTGGCGGATGGTTACATTGGTCTCGTGAGCCATTAGGCGTTCCTTCCCTCGAGCTTGTACTCCATCCACTGAACGCACAGAGCTGCGACCTGGCAGATCTCGGCGAGGAACTCGGGGTCGTCGCCATCCAACTCGAAAGCCTCTGCCAGCTCTTCCCGGACGAGGTGCATCCGAGTCAGTTGCCCATAGTCTCCCTCCGGATCGGCTCGCCGGGTGTCGTAGTCAACGCGGAACGATTCCTGCAGCTCCTGCGCGTTCTCGAGAAGCTGCGGAATCCACTTGACGTCAGGACCCGTGCCATCCGGGAGGTGTCGCATCGCCTCACCGTGCTTCTCCATCTGCGCGCACCGCTCCTGAAAGACGAGCTCCAGAGCGGCGATAGTGTTGATCTGCCACTTCTTTCGGGCGAGCATCCCTGTGGTCTTCCTTCCGAATGCAGGGACAGACGTGTCAGCGACTCCCACGGCGGATCACCTTCTTGTGGACGCCGTACCCGAACGAGAGCTCCCACTCCCGGGAGATCCGCATGGACTCGGCGACCTTGATCGCCTCTTCCGGCGAGCTGGCACGGAAGCGTATGAAGGCACGTTGCCTGCCCACTCCAGAGGCCTCAACCTCTCCCGGGTAGGCAGCGATCAGAGCGTCGGCGATCGGGTTAGGATTCTCGATCGTGTTGACCGAGAGAAGGTACGACGTGGTCTTCCTCATCGGGATCCTCCTGGGACGCTCTCGATGGCGTCGGAGATCATCTTGAGGCCTTCACCGATCTTCGCCATTTCGCGCTGGAAACGGAAGCTCGCGGCCTTCATCGGGGTCATCGCGATGGTGGGGTCACGCTGAACCTCGCGCTCCAGGTAGGAGATGATGACTCGCGGATCGACGTGCTTTCGCATCATCCATAGCGCGACTTCGAACTGCGGGGACGTACGTGGTGTTGGCACTTCCGGTTCCTTCCTGTCGGCACCGCAGCTCCTGCTGGACAGCGGTGAACTCTGAGTCAAAGATAGGCAGTCCTCGCCCGTGGAGCGCAGATGTCTCCATCTCGTAGAGAACCTCGCGCAGATCCCTGTTGGTGTAGAGATACCCGTTGCCTTGAGCTACGCTCGCAGCTACACGGCGGGCAGTGGTGTAGAGCATCGGTTCCTTCCCGGGGAGGGAGATCCCAGCTCTCCCTCCCCTCTTTGGTCCTACTTGGCGCCGTTGATTCCTGGACCGTCCAGAGCCTCCAACATCGTCGAGATGGATCGGAGAGCGTCCTCAAGCTGACTCCGCAGGAAGTCCTTTCCACGCTCGCGATACACAATGTAGTCGACGTTACGGAGAGCGACTCGAGCCTGCTTGACCATCTCGTAAGCCTCGGTCTTCGTCATCGGCTTGGCGACAGTCTCGGGGATCTCCTCAGTCTCTTCGGCTACTGGTCCGAGGATCGGCTCGGTCCAGCGCGGGCAACCCTCGGAGTGGATAGAAGAGGCGAGGAAGTCAGCAGCGCAGGTGCACTCTTCCTTGAAGTTCACGTTGCCCGCCAGGTAGTTGGCGACGTCGGCACCGAGAGCGGTGAGCGACCACCACATGGAAGGGTCGTCGCCCTGCTGCTCCGAGGCTTCCCAGAGACCCAGGTCGCGCAGCCGGTTGATGATCCCCGACGAGCGGTGCCCCAGCTCGCTGGTGAGGCACTCGCCCCAGATGCCGCTGTCCTTGACGATTCCCTCGTCGAAGTACGACGTCTCGCGGTTCCCGACCGCTCTCATCGTCTCGCGACCCTTGGCGGTGAGCTGCGCTACGACGGTCTCGACCTTCACGACGCTCGTGTTCAGAGGGTAAGTGGTCATCTCGGTTCCTCCGGTTCCTTGAGCCCCAGCGGCCCAACAAGAGCGAGGTTACTCTGCAGATGGAGAGAAGTAAAGCCGAGCGTCCGAATCAGAGAATCCAATCCAGGCAGACCGTGAGAGAGTCCTCCCACTCTTCTGGCGAAGCGCTGTCTATCGACAGGGCCTTCGCAGCCCGGACTCCCATGTCTTGCAACAGGTTCGCGCTCCGAGTAGCGGTCGCCTCCACGAACCTGGGATCCTGTTCTGAGCCTCGCTCAGTGAACCGGAGATCCTTGACGAAGTCGTCCGCCCACAGGTGCAACAGGAGAAGCTCGGTCCGGGCTGCCAGCTCGGACAGGAACGGTCGGGTCGCTAGAGTAGCTCCCTCACCTACTATGAACCGAAACTCCTCGAACCCATTGCGCTGCAACCATTCCACGCCGGTGGCAGAGCTGGCTCTGTCGAGACCGTCGGTTCCTGGGAAGTTGTCTCTCATCTTGCCGAGGTAGAGGCCGTGCTTGCCGGTGCGGCTGTCTAACCGATGCCCGCGCAGGGTGACCAGAGCCTTGGCGTTGCGGCGAGCGTGGAGGTCTTCCAGGTCGCCCATGTCCTCGCCGCCGAGGACGGCGTCCAAGAGCTGCCCCATGAACGTGGACTTCCCGGTTCCTGCTCCTCCAACAATGTACAGTGAGCGTGTCACATCGGACCTCCGACGATCCAGAACCCTGTGGTGCCGTCTCGGCGAGTCCACCACTCTGGCTTGATCAGGTTGAGGAAGCGGACGACCTTCCCCTCGTAGGTGGGGTGCATGACGATGTCGTCAACAGTCTCAGGCATGAGGTCAGCGTACTCAGCAAACCAGCCGTGGAGCGAAGTCACCTCGATCTCGACCTGCCGTTGGATCTCGCTTGCCCCAGCTCGCTCGAGACGCTCCCAGAGCCACTCGCTCCGGTCTGGCCCGACGCCGATCAGGTGTACCCTCTTGACGTCTTGCCGGCCGAACCGAGACAGCCCATAGAGCAGTCCTGCGGTGGTGTTTCCCGAACCGAAGGGAATGACGAGGTCGGTGATGCCCCTGCGAAGGTTGCGAACCTGTGCTCCTCCCACCCCGAGGAAGGCCTGGAGCTCTTTCTCGGAGGCTGTCGCAGGAGGGCTGATGGCGTAGGGCACCTGCCAGCCTCCCAGCCTCTCAGCGAGCTTCTCGCCGTATGGCTGGATCACTGTGTTGTACGCCAGTCGGGGAGTCGTGTCGAGGCTTGCCCCAGCTTGCATCGCTATCTGGACGGAGCGGTGCTTGATAGCGGTCTCCGGCTTGCTGGCGCCGACCACGACGGTGCAGGCCAGGCCCAACTCCTCGCACAGTGTCGCGGTGATAGCTGCCTGAGGGGACCGGACGGACTGCGCCGTGACGATGTGGTCAACGCCGTACTGGACGACCGCCTGAGTGATGAGGTGCCGGCAAGCACGGAACTTCGCTCCGTTGACTCCATAGGCGTTGCGGTGCAAGTCTTCTCGCTTGTACCACAATCCGTTCCGGAGCTGCCATGGCGTGGCAGCTACTGGGTCCGTGGTCATGGCTTGTACCACCTTCCCCGATAGTCGTCTCGCTTGAACCCGGCTTCTACCAGCATCCGAATGCGGAGCTTTGTCAGTCTGCCGTTGAGGTTTCGAGTGTTCGACAACCCCATTTGACGAGCCAGGGCAGAAGGTCCAGGTGGACGATCGGGATTAGCTCTCAGCTCAGCGTTGAACGCTTTCCGGAATCGGTTCGTCTCAGCCACAGAAGCTGAACGAGGAGCCTTGGTAGGGAACAGCTCTGCTAAGGGATCCACTTGGGGTCCTTCCTCTCGCCGAACTCGCCGGACTGCACTGCGTCGTCGAACGAGCTGCGCATGTCGGGGAACTCGGTCCAGATCATGGGAACCTCGCCGGTCTCCCGATACCAGTTCTGCTTGAGCGGGACCAGTCCGGGGTCACCGGGGTTGTCCTCGAGTCGAAGAGGCTCGGCGAGCGTGTCGCGACGGATC